TATAAAGGTAAACCTGTTGCATCAATTCCTCCTTATTATAGAAAATGGATGATAGATAATATCACATGGGGACCTTGGAATATAAAAATAAAAGAAGAAATAGAAAGATTACATAATTTATAATATGAATAGTTTAGATTTACGATACCAAAAGATATTGCAAGATATCTTGTTAGAAGGAAAGGAAAAGGGTGATAGAACTGGTACAGGTACTATATCTGTATTTGGTAAACAAATCAGACATGATATGAGTGAAGGGTTTCCTTTACTAACCACAAAGAAGATGGCAGTTAAAACTATGATGACTGAATTGAAGTGGTTTCTAAAAGGAGATACTAACATCAAATACTTAGTTGATAACAATTGTCATATTTGGGATGGTGATGCATATAAAGCATATCCACATAAAGATGAACTTACTCAAAAAGAGTTTATACAAAAAATAAAATCAGATTGGGAGTTTGCAAGAAACTATGGAGAACTTGGACCAATATATGGTAAACAATGGAGAGAATGGTCACCAGTTGCAGGTGAGATAAACAAAGGTGGTAAAGACCAAATCAAAGAATTAATTAAAAATATAAAAGAGAATCCTGATAGTAGAAGATTGATGGTATCAGCTTGGAACGTAGGTGAACTACCTCTAGTAGTTCTTCCTCCTTGTCATTATGGATTCCAATGTTATGTAAACGATGGTAAGTTATCTCTAATGTGGAATCAACGTTCAGTAGATACATTCTTAGGGTTACCATTTAATATTGCATCTTATGGTACTCTATTACTCTTATTATGTGAAGAAACAAATTTAGAACCAGGTGAACTGATTGGGAACTTAGGTGATACTCATTTATATAAAAATCATATTGAACAAGCAGAAGAACAAAGATTACGAGGTTCTTTTACATTACCAACAATAAAATTTTCTAACGTAGATATTTTAAAAGGAGAATGGGATTATGAAATAGAAGGATACAAATATCACCCAACAATAAAAGCACCACTATCTAATTAAATTATGGAACATAAAAGATTATACGAGATTAAGATTCAACAACTCGAAAAAGAAAATAAAGAACTTAAATTAAAACTTGAAAAACAAGAATTAATTAAAGAAGGTTATAAGGAAGAAATTTCTAAGTGGAATAAAAAGTACAAAGATTTAAAAAAACAAATAACAAATGGATAAGAAAGAAATTATAGAAAGAATAGTGGAACTAAAGTTAGTAAAACCACAGACCCAAAAAATTAAATTAGAAATCCAAAAGTTACAACAAAAACTAAACAATGATTAGAACAGCAGAATGTGTATCACCGATGCACCCAGATAAGATGTGTGATAGAATATCAGACACACTTTTAGATTTACACCTAGAACAAGACCCAAACTCACGATGTGCAATTGAAACTTGTGGTGGTATGGGAGAAGTTTATATCACAGGAGAAGTTACTTCAAATGCCGTAGTAACAAGAGAAAACATTGTAAAGGTAGTTCATGATGTAACTACCGATGATACAATTAATGTTATCATTAACATCAACTCACAATCACCAGAGATTGCAAATGGAGTTGATACTGGTGGAGCAGGTGACCAAGGAATTATGATTGGTTATGCTTGTAGAGATAATGAAGACTTCTTACCACAAGAATATTATCTATCAAGAGAATTAAATAAATTTGTATTTGATAAATATCCATATGATGGTAAGACACAAGTTACTATGAATGGTAACTCACTTAGAGTTGTTTGTTCATTCCAAAACGCACCAACTGAAATGTTAGAAGGTTTGGTTGGAGGATTCTTTAGTAGATATCCACAATACCATATTGAATCACTGCATTGTAATCCTGCAGGTGATTGGAACATTGGTGGGTTTACTGCTGATGCTGGATTAACTGGTAGAAAGTTAGCAGTAGATAATTACGGCCCAAGAGTTCCAATAGGTGGAGGAGCGTTTAGTGGGAAGGATGCTACAAAGGTAGATAGAAGTGCGGCATATATGGGAAGAAGAATCGCGGTAGATATCTTAGAAGAAAGACCAGAGGTACAAGAAGTAATGGTTCAACTTGCTTATGCAATTGGATATGACCAACCACTTCAAGCAACTGCTATCGTTGATGGAGAACACGAATTTATCAAAGGATATGATTTATCACCAAAAGGAATTATTGATTTCTTAGAACTCAGAAAACCAATATTTGGTGATTCAGCAGCGTTCGGACATATGGGTGCAAGATTCACATGGAAATAAAACAAACAGGTATTCTTATTGTAAGTGCTCCAAGATGTGGTAGTACAGCTCTTATGAAAAGTTTAGCAAGTAGTTATGGTAAGAATTTTTCATTTGAACCTGATTTAATAAATCAATATCCTAAGTTTAGTTATAATGATGTTGTTAAGATTATACCTTTTTGGCAAACTCATGTATTGAATCCAAACTCGTTTAGATATCATTTGTTATTAGAAAAGATAAAAGAATTTAACAATATAATTTTATTAAAAAGAAAAAACTTTATAGAACAATTGGAATCTTACTATGTTATGCATAAATACAATATGGGTAGGGTAGATAGAAAATGGGGACATGAGAAAATTAATAAAGATGATTCTTATTATTTTCTTGAAGAATATCTTTCCAAAACAAATGAAGTTATCGATAGATTATCAGCTGATTTGAATTTAGAAATAAATTATTATGAAGATATATTTAAAGATAAAAAACTTAAAAATTATAAATTAGATTTATCTTTTTTAGATTCTTCTAATAAATTAAAACAAATAAATAAAGAAAGACTTGTATAATTCAGAAATATTTCGTATATTTGTATAACAAATAGTTTATAATGGCAAAAAAATACAAAGTAATATTAATTAGTGGAGGATTTGACCCTGTTCATAGAGGCCATATCGAGTGTATCCAAAATGCTAAGAAGTTAGCAGATGAAGTTTGGATAGGATTAAATAACGATAGTTGGTTAAGAAGAAAAAAAGGTAAATCTTTTATGAAAGAAGGAGAACGAAAGTTTATAATGGAATCATTAAGAGATGTGGATTATGTTTATGTAATGAATCCACTTATACATGGAGATGATACAGCAATTGATTTCATTGACCATGCAAAACATAAATGGCATACTACATATAGTGATGATATAAAAGGTAAAATGGCTTTTGGTAATGGAGGAGATAGAACCGAAACAACCACACCAGAAAACGATGTATGTAATTCATACGGAATAGAATCAGTATGGGGATTGGGTGAAAAAGTACAATCATCATCTTGGTTATTAGAAAAATATTTAAACATAGCAGAATAATGAATATAGAACAATTAGTAAACGATTATCCTAATGATATGGAACTTGGAAAAAAAGTAAGAGAACTATATCTTGAGGCAAGAAAATTCCAACATAATCTTTCTGAAAAAATGAAAGATGCAAAAATATTCGAATCACCAGATGGTGGTAGAACAATATATGTTAGAGGATGGGGACAACCTACTTCAAGTAGAAAATTATCAACAAACCAATTAAATTTATTTAATGAAACTAATTAAAAATCCAAGTAAACTAAAAGTACCATTGGTGGGAAGGCCAATGAGTCAAGAGGAAATTAATTTTGTATCAACAACTCTTTTACACGAATTAAAAAGACATGGTGGTATTGGATTATCAGCCAACCAAATAGGTTTAGATGTTCGTGCTTGTGTAATCAACGTATCAGAACCACTCGTTTTAATAAACCCTGTTGTTACTGAGGTATCAAAAGATACAGTTGCTTATGTGGAACAATGTTTATCATTAGATAAAACAATGAGAAAACCAGTAAAAACAGTAAGACATAAATCATTTACAGTAGAATGTGATAATTTAGGAACCGTTATATTTTCACCAACTAAGAAGGAATGGGAAAATTCTGATGATTTCTTTAATGATGAAGGATTGTTAGAATGTGTATGTGCTCAACACGAGATAGACCATCTTGATGGTATTCTTATAACAGATTCTGATAGAAGATATACTACTACAATCACACGAGGAAAAAAGTATGGTAGAAACGAAAGGGTAATGGTAAAATTATCTGATGGTTCTACTGAGTTTATGAAATATAAAAAAGCAGAAAGATATCTTTCAGCTGGTGGTGAAATCTTATAATTTATTTAATAATGGGAAAACTTATATTTAGCTATACGGAAAAAGACTTTATCGATATCAATAGAGAAGCAAGTAAAATCGAATTAGATGTACCTGATGATATGGATATCCATGAATACAAGGTTATGTGTGTTCGGTTAGCATCGGCTATTGGGTACCACAATACATCAATCACCAAATCGTTTGGTGATTTAATCTATGGAGATGACAATCCAAATACCATAAAGGAATTATTAGATGAACTTAACATCAAAGGCAGCAATAAAAAAATTAAATGAGAGATTGTTAACACAAAACGTTATCATGCAAACACTTATTGATGTTATATTGGAGAATGGTATGATTACAGAGAAAGAGTTAGAATCTAAAATACAAGAAAATATTGAAGACATGGAAACTGTCCTCGGTACACTACAACAAGAATCATCCAATATAGAAGATGATGTAGTTATGAGTGGGTTATACTTCGGCCCACATGGTGAAGCTTAAATTTTTTATCATTTTATTTGGATATATGAAAATTTTTTCGTATATTTGTTATAGAAGTATGTTTAATTAAAAGGGAGACCTTATGAAAAAACAAATTATATTTACGATAGTAGTTTCGTTACTATCATTTGGAATGATTGATTCCGCAGTAACAAAGGAATTAAATAATAATCAAACTGAATTAATTGATTTACAAAAAGAAAAAGAAAGAGAATTAGAACTCTTAAAAATCGAAGAAGAAAAAATTAGAATAGAACAATATCATCAACAAGAGTTAGATAACTTTTTAGATGCTATTGGGTTCAGAGAAAGTGGTAACAGATATGATATCACAAACAAATGGGGATACATGGGTAAGTATCAATTTGGAAAATCAACTCTGAAAGGACTAGGATTCAAAGTATCAAAAAATGAATTCCTAAATAACCCACAACTGCAAGAAGAAGCAATGATGGCTTTATTATTACACAACAAAGAAAAACTACAACTTTATATTGATACCTTCGATGGTAAAACAATTAATGGTATGTTGGTTACTGAGAGTGGAATATTAGCGGCAGCACATCTTGGAGGACAGGGTTCTGTAAAACGATACTTTAAAAATGGAAAAGTTTTTAGAGATGGTAATGGAACAAAAATCACTTCTTATATGAATAAGTTTAGTGGTTATGATATTAAATTAAAACCAAATTCATGATAGAATTATTAACTACCTATAATATTGTTATAGGAATTTCAGTAGTCATAAACATTGTACTACTAATAGGAGTTCGAAACCTATTAAAACAAAACGAACAACTTGAAGATAGATTAATAGGAACAGTTAAATCTATCCGAGATAAAGTAGAATCAGCAGTACTTGAGATGAGAAAGTTAGATACTAAACAAGCATTTGAAAAAGATGATGAGGTTGGTGTTACTTTTGAAGCATTAAAAAAGATAGTAGAAGATTTAAATAACCAATTATAATATGCCAAAGAAAAGAAGAAAAAAATCCAAAATATATTTTGGTACACCTGCTCAAGAAGCTATAGTAGAATACAATGCATCTTCAGACCCAGAAGAAAGGTCTAAAATATATGAAGAACGAATTAAGTATCCATTTGAAAAACTTGCAGAAAATGTTTTAAATACATTTAAGTTTACTTACTTTGAAGTTCCTAAAAAGGATATTCAAACCGAAGTAGTTTCTACAATGGTAGAAAAAATGCATATGTTTAAAGAAGGCAAGGGTAGAGCTTTTTCTTACTTTACTATTATTGCAAAGAACCATTTAATTCTAAAGAATAATGGTAACTATAAAAGATGGAAACAAAATGCTTTAATATCTGAGATGCCAGAAACTTGGAATCCTGAAAATGATTTCTATAAGAATGAAGAGAATAACGAGTTCAAGGAATTCAAAGATATAATGTTGGATTATTGGGATAAACATTTAAACTCTGTTTTTACAAAGAAACGAGATTTACAAATAGCAGATGCGGTATTGGAATTGTTTAGAAGAAGTGAACATATAGAAAACTTTAATAAAAAACATTTGTATCTTCTCATAAGAGAAATGACCGATTGTAAAACTCACTACATTACTAAAGTTGTAAATGTAATGAAAGTACATCAAAAGAAAATGTTAAATGAATATTTAGAAACTGGTCAATTCAATGATACTCGTGATGAGTTTTGGGATAATGAAAATTATTAAATAATGTCAAAAGGTTACATATTAGGAATTAGTTGTGGGTATCATGATTCTGCAGCATCTTTAATCAAAGATGGTAAAGTTCTTGGTGCAGTTGAAGAAGAAAGATTCACAGGTATAAAACATGATTCTTCTTTTCCATTGGAAAGTATAAAGTGGTTATATTCTCAATTTAAAGTAAACAAAGATGATGTAGATGCTATTTGTTTTTATGAAACACCTGATTTAAAACTAGATAGGATAGAAACATCTACTAAACGTGGTGGTATTTGGGAATATTTTACCAGAAGAAAGATAATTTCTAGGAATAAAAATGAATATAAAAAATTAGATACATTATTAAATGTTATAACAGGTGAAAAAACTAAAGTAGTTTTTAGTGACCATCACCTTTCTCATGTAGCTTATTCATATTATACATCTCCATTTAAAAAAGCAACAATACTTTCAGTAGATGGGGTTGGTGAGTGGGAAACCACATCAATGTATTATGGTGAAGATAATAATCTCACAAAAATAGGTAGTGTAAGTTTTCCTCATTCATTAGGAATGTTATATTCTACGATAACAGCATTTCTTGGATTCAAACCAAATGAAGGGGAGTACAAGGTAATGGGGTTGGCACCATATGGTGATTCATCTAAATATGAAGATAAGTTTACTGAGTTGGTATCTAAAACAAATGATTCATTTGAAATTAATATGGATTATTTTACATACGATTATTCAGATGAACTTATGTTTAATGAAAAACTAGGAGAACTATTTGGAATTACAAATAGATTACCAGAAGATGAACTAACACAAGACCATAAAGATATTGCTGCTAGTTTACAAGTAACTTATGAAAAGATACTTTTCCATATACTTGATAAATTATATATTAAAAAACCTACTCATAATCTTTGTTTGAGTGGAGGGTGTGCTTATAATGGTACAGCTAATGGTAAAATCATAAACAAAACTAATTATAAAAAAGTTTATATACCACCAGCTCCATCTGATGCGGGTTCAGCAATTGGTTGTGCTTTACATTATTATTATAGTAACAACAAGGATTCCAAACGTATCGATAATTCAAATCCATTCTTAGGGCCTTACTACAATGATAATCAAATTAAATCTGTGTTGGAAGAAATGAGTAAGGATGTTTATTACCAAAAATGTAATTACTCCGAATTAATACCAATTATAGCTAGACAGATTTCAGAAGGAAATGTTATTGGTTGGTTTCAAGGAAGATTGGAGTTTGGTGCAAGAGCACTAGGTAATCGTTCTATATTTGCAAACCCAAGAGACCCTCAAATGAAATCTAGGGTAAATAGAGTAATCAAAAAAAGAGAAGGGTTTAGACCATTTGCTCCTATTGTTAAATTAGAAGACCAATCTAAATATTTTGAATATCCACATCAAGTTCCTTATATGAATCATGTGGTTAAAGTAAAAGAAGAACACCAACAAAATTTACCAGCTATTACTCATGTAGATGGTTCTGCTAGGATACAATCACTAAAACGAATTCAACAACCTAACGTATATAAATTACTTACGGAATTACATAGAATAAATGAATACCCTATTGTACTAAATACTTCATTTAATCTAAAAGACCAAACAATGGTGTTAGACCCTAAATCAGCTATACAAACATTTCTAAATTGTGAGATGGATACTTTAGTAATCCACAATTATATTATTAAGAAAAAGATACTTTAAGTAATTATTTTACTATTTATTCTAAAGAACCCTTGTCGTATAATAAAGTGGCTAGGAATAGAAACCCAACGAATTTCGGTTGGGTTTTTTTGTACATAAATATATAAACACCCAATAAACTTCTTTAATTGGGGTTTCAATATATATTGAACTTTTTTTTATCATATATACCATAGTTATTTGTGGATATCCCTTAGTTTTGCAAGATGGAAAAGTTATTCACATTTAATTAAAACAAAAGGAGAACAATATGGAATTTTTGAAAAAAATAGGCTCTTGGGCTGAAGAATTAACAAAAATTGGTATTAGCATCATTGCCTTAGGAGTTGTACTTGAAGTACTCTTCAAAGGTACAAACATTCCTTTCTGGCCAGAAGTATCAGTAGTTGATAACATCATGGGCATTCTAGGAAGTTTAAGTGCTGAAGGTCTGTTAGGACTTGTAGGGGCTTTTGTACTGTACCACATTATTAAGAAGTAAGAATTAGAAGTAATTCTAATAACGCGTTTAAGATTAAACCTCACCCTAAAAAGTGAGGTTTTTTCGTTTACTATATTTATATACAACTAATATGGTATAATCATGAGTACAGATTTTGAATTATTTCCTGGTAAGAACCTTAGTGGATTGTTTAAAGATATCTATGATAATCAACAAAACAAGAAACAAAGAATCTCAGAACTAATTGCTGAAATGAAAAAGGTAATTAGACATGCTGGGGATATGGCAGTAATTGGGCCAATCATAAAAGATTTAGTAGATACATCAGTTAAGAACGATGATTCACTAATCAAGATGGCAGCAATTGCACAAAGAATTATAGGAGCTCAACATAAAGCAGAGGGAGATAGTGGATTTCTTTCTGATGAAGAAAAAGAGCAATTACTACAACAATTAGATGAGACCATTTCACAAGTAGCAGATGAACAAGATGTAAAGGTTGATGAACTCACTAATGAAATCGAAGAACTTAAACAAAAAGTAAGTACAAAAGATGGGTAGGAAAGAAACTTCAAATAGTGCGTTTTTCTCAAATAACAAAACAAAAACACCTTCGTTAACAGGTGTAGTATCTTATGTCCATATTGATGATAGTGAATTTGAAACTATTATCTTACCAGAAGGAACTGAAGATAAGTTATCTGATAAAGATTTTTTACTTGGTTTTGCTAGAATTGTTACTCGAAAAGATTCATCTTATGATTTAGCTGATATACCAAGTTACCCACCATACGATATAGAGGAAGGTCTTCCATTGATTGGAGAAGTAGTTCAACTATTTCCCCTTGGTGGTCAAATGCATTACAAACGTATTTTCAATCCTGATATAAATAAAGGTAACTCTGAAGAAGATGCTTTATTACAAGGATACCCAACAGAAAATACAGAACAAGGAGGTGGTGATTATTCAGAAACATCTCAAACAGGAACACCAAATTCGGATGGTGATGGAGATAGAACAGGTACATTTGGAGAATACTTTGAAGCAACACAAATAAATCCTTTAAAATACTATGAAGGTGATAAGGTAATTCAAAGTAGATTTGGACAATCAATTAGATTTAGTGGATACAATAATGATGAAAATTCATTTTCACCAACTATTATTATACGAAATAGACAAAATGAAAAATCAATTGAAGATTTAAAAGAATTAGAGATTACTGAAGAGGATGTAGTTGAGGATGGTTCAACGATAGCAATAACGAGTGAAGATTATGAATTAGATTTCGCACCAGGTACCGATGACCAACCATTCGATACAGAGCCTGTATATCACACTCCACCTGATGAATTAAAAGGAACTGACCAGATACTAATTAATAGTGGTAGAATTATTATATCTTCTAAAGATTCGGAAATGATATTTTTTTCTAAAGGAGATTATTCATTTATTTCGGATGGTAAACTTACAATAGATAATGGTAATGCTGGTGCTGAAATAGATTTAAATGGAGAATATAGAACAACCACTAATGATAATAATATGTATTTCTTAGGTGGTAGTGGTGAAATATATTTGAATACAGAATCTAATGCTGAACCATTAAGTAGAGGACAAACTCTTATTGATATATTAGCAGAAATCTTAACAGAGTTAGCAAAAGAAACTCACCCAACTCCATGTGGTCCATCTTCACCACCAGTAAACGCACCAGCTTACAATGCGATAAAAGCTAAATTAGATACAATATTATCAACTTTAAATTTTACGGAGTAACAGATGTCTTGGTCATTATTTAAAGCAAATATGTTTTCGTATATGAACAACCAACCAGGAGTAGGTTCATATGAAGACTGGTCAGCTAAAATAACTAGTGAGTATGACCAGGCTATTAAACGAGGAAAACAAACAAGTAATATGGGCCCAATTGCAGTAGGAAAGAATGCAGCTATGGAATCAGCTTGTGTATCTGTTTGTAGAAGTTATATTTCTAAACAAGAAAGTTTACATTTCTTTGTAGATGAAATTGGTAAAGCTTCTATTAAGTATTGGCAGGGTGCTACCTTACAATTAATAATACCTCCTATACCAGCGATAGGAGCAATAGTAAATGTTTCATCAACCGCAGCTTATGTTACTAATCCAGGTCAATGGATTCCAACAGGACCAGATAATCAAACAACTAATACAATGGATTTTTTAAATAAACTAGTTGGTGGGTTTCAAAAACATTTACCATCGATTCAAGGTAATTACGATACAATATCAAACTACCCTGGATTTCCAGTAGTACCACCTGCACCTGGTGTAAGACCATGGAAAGGATGGTTGGTTCCTGGTTAGAAACTATAAAATCAACAAAGATATATTTATATTAAGATAAACAGAATTGAAAATGAACAACAAACAATTAATAAAAGTAATAAAGACTCTTGTTGAGGTAGAAACTGCCAAACAACAAGAACGTTTTTTATCTAAAACTTTTCCAAAGATATTGGAAGAGGAAGTAAATAAAAGATTAGCAGAGGTGAAGGGGGGTGTAGCCGTTCCCTCAACGCAATTCATTAGTGAAGAGGTAGACCCTTTTGAACAAGTAGAACTTGCATTGGAACAAGAACGAGCAACACCAAAGAAAACATATTCTAAAAATAAATCTATAAACGAGGTTTTAAATATGACAACTCCTTTTACAAAAGCACAAAGAGCAAGTGGAGGAACACCAGGTGGTGGTAAATCAGTATTAGATAATCTACCACAACAACAACCAATTCAAGAGAGTATGGATAAAACTGTTGAGTTTACTTCTCAAGGAGCTGGAGCTGGAGTTGGAGGATTAAGAACTCAAATGGCTCATAAAATGGGATATGGTGAGGTATCAAGAGGACCGAGTAAACAAGGTCTTGGAGTTAAGACAGGATTACCTGGTCTTGATAAAATACTAAACAGAGATAATTCTGAACTTGTAAAGAGGTTTAAAAAATAGGAAATAAAAAATGGCTTATGTTGTTGGTAGAAAGGTTGTAAAGGACACTGAGGATTTTGATTCGTTTGCTTACGGATTAGATTTTCCATTGGCCAATGGGGAGAATGGATTTTTTGCTCAAACATTTACATCATTTGACCAAGCTAAGGCTAATTTAAGAAATCTTTTACTCACGAAAAAGGGTGAGAGAATAATGCAACCAGAGTTTGGTACGGGACTACGAAGATTATTATTTGAACCAATTGATGGTCAATATGAAGAAAAAATAAAAGATACCATAACAAGGAATGTAGGATTTTGGTTGCCGTACATCAACATAAAAGATATTGAAGTTGAAATAACGGATGAATTAAAAGATAAAAATCAAGTTAACTTGCATCTCAAATTTACAGTTGGTAAACAGATTGATTTACAAGAAGTAACTTTTACAGTACAGGGATAAAAAAAGATGGCGTTAAATAGTGTAACACGAAAATCAAATCAAGGAAGAGATGTTAAGTATCTAAGTAAAGACTTCGCCTCTTTCAGAAAAAATTTAATAGAATATTCTAAGAGTTATTTTCCTAAGACTTATTCTGATTTCAATGAATCATCTCCTGGTATGATGTTCATCGAAATGGCATCTTATGTAGGTGATATACTTTCGTACTATATTGATGATTCCCTAAAAGAATCTCTAATGTTGTATGCTGAAGATAAACAGAACGTAATAGCTCTTGCAAAATATCTAGGATACACACCAAAGGTAACATCACCAGCAATCGTTAAAATGAGTGTATATCAATTAGTACCTGCTACAGGCATGGGTGCTGATGTGAAGCCAGATTCTGATTATTACTTAAGAATCAAAGAAGGTATGATAATCGAATCATCGAAATCAAATACTAAATTTAGAACAACTGAATTATTAGATTTTAATGAAGATGCTGATAGAGAAATTACTGTTTACCAAAGAAATCAATCTACAAACGAACCAACACAATACTTAATTAAAAAATATATAAACGCTATATCTGCAGAATTAAAAACCATAACATTTGATTTTGGTTCTACTCCTGTTAATTTTTCAAAAGTACAACTTGCTGATAAAAATGTAATTGATGTTTATGATGTAAGAGATTCAAATGGAAACAAATGGTATCAAGTTCCTTATCTTGCACAAGAGATGGTTTATGTTGATTACCCAACATCAGAACAAACTGATAAAGATTTAGCACAATTTAAAGATTCTGTATCTAGTATATTACGAGTACAGAAAACATCACGAAGATTTACCACTACTATAAATGAGGATAATACAACATCAGTTATATTTGGTGGAGGTACTTCTACTAATGATGAAACACTTGTTCCTAATTTTAAAAATGTAGGACTAGGTTTAAATTCATCAATAGATAGATTAAGTGAATCATTTGACCCATCTAATTTCTTAAAAACACAATCATATGGTCAGGCACCTACTGGTAAGTTTACCATAAGTTATTTAGTTGGAGGTGGTGTTAAATCTAATACATCTAAAGGTGAATTAACTTCAATTAGAAGAATTGAATTTGATGATGATACTAAAACTTTTTCTCAAAACGATGTAGGATTGTATAACCAAATGAAAGCTTCAGTTGGGGTTGATAATGAAGAACCAGCAACTGGAGGTAGGGGTGCAGAAACTATCGATGAGATTAGAGAAAATTCATTAGCTATGTTTGGTTCACAGAACAGAGCTGTAACAAGAAAAGATTATCAAGTAAGAGCATTATCATTACCACCTAAGTTCGGTGGTATAGCAAAAGCATATTGTGCACCAGATGGTGAATTAGATAATAACTCTCCTTCTTCTATTTTGAAAAATCCAGATACATTAAATGAATTTGCTGGACTTGTTCAGAATATGAATAAGAAAAATCTATCAGAGGAAGATATAAAAGATGGATTGCGAAACTTTTTAAGTGGAAAGAAAAATAATCCTGGTGAAAAGAATAATCCATTTGCAATAAACTTGTATGTATTGGGATATAACTCTAACAAAGATTTATCAACATTAAACAGAGCTGTTAAGGAAAATTTAAAAACATATCTAGGTGAATATAGAATGTTAACAGATGGTGTTAATATTATAGATGGATTCATTATTAATATTGGAGTTGATTTTGAAGTAAGAGTTTATGGTGGGTATAATAAAAGAGAAGTTATTACAAAATGTATTACAGAATTAAAAGAATATTTTAACATAGATAATTGGACATTTAATATGCCAATCAACATTTCGGAAGTTGAAATATTATTAGCAGGTATAGAGGGTGTATCATCTGTACCAAAGTGTCAAATAACTAATAAGTGTTTAGGAACCTACTCTTCAAATTCATATGATATTGATGGAGCAACAAAGGGTAAGATGGTATATCCATCGGTAGACCCTTCTATATTTGAATTGAAGTTTCCTAATAAAGATATAAAGGGGAGGGTTGTATAATGTATTACTTTTTAACATCATCTAAAGATTCATCAATTTACTTACAACAGCCAACTCAAAATACTGGTTTAGATGAGGCTCTTGAAGTGTCTAAGATTTTCTACGGAAATCTAAAAGATACCGCAAGAACATTAATAAAGTTTGAAACTACACCACTTTCACAATCTATTGCTAGTGGAGAAGTTACAATGAGTTCTGCTGATTTAATACTAAAGGAATATGAATCATCAGAAATACCAATTGATTATACAATTTACGCATATCCTGTTTCACAATCATGGGATATGGGAATCGGTACACGATTTGATGAGATTTCATCGGATGGTGTTTCTTGGAATAACAAAACAACAAGTAAGTGGTTAGTTGGTGAGTATTCAAGTGGAACTACTGGTTCGTTTAACGGAAGTGGTGGAACTTGGTACACAGGTTCTTCTGCATCTCAATCATTTTCATATCAAACATCTGATATTGAAATGGATGTAATTGATTCGATAAATAGTTGGATTAATGGTTCACTTCCAAACGAAGGTTGGATTATAAAACACGCTTCTTCTAAAGAAAACGATACAACAGATTACGGACAATTAAAGTTTTTTGGTAAAGAAACAAATACAATATATCAACCTAAATTAAGAATTGGTTGGGATGATTCTTCATTCTCTACTGGTTCTTTAACAGAACTTACCGCTGATGATATTCATGTAACGTTTAAAAGATTAAAAGCGAGATATAAGTTAGGAAACATTCCAACGATACGAGTATTTGGTAGGGAAAAATATCCTTTAAAAACATATTCAAACACATATGCTTATACTGATGTTAAATATTTACCACCAACTACTTACTATCAAATAAAAGATATTATAACAGAAGAAGTAGTAGTACCATTTAATGATGATTTCACTAAGGTTAGTTGTGATGCAAATGGTAATTATTTTAAATTAAACTTAACTAACTTTGAATCCAACAGAGATTACTATATAGAAATTAAAACAGTAAGGGATGGAGTTATTGAGTATTTTGGTGAGAAAGATTTAACTTTTACAGTAGAGGTATAGAATGAGTTTAAAAGATAGATTCAGAATTGATGAACTCGTAAAGAGAGGTGAAAAGGCTATTCCACGAGATGAGGCTAAACGAATCGTTGTGCGAAAAAGTAATGGAAGACCACTACCTCCTGATTTGCCTAGAGATGAATCTTATGAATGGATACAAAGACGTAAGTTGAAGAAACCAAACGTACCAAGGTTAAAAAGAAAAGATAGAAAAAAACTTGAAATGCCATTTGGAAGTGTTCCAATAAAAGCTCCTACAAAAACACCACGAACAAAAGAAGATTTAGCAGCTTCGGAATATATACCAACTGCAGAAGAACTGGCAGGGTATGAGAATCAAGAATCATTCTCAGGAGAAACATCTGGTAGAATAGAGAGGCCTGTATATGATGAGGCAGAATTACAAAAAGCTAAAGATTTAAAGGTTGATGAGTTAATAAAACCAAAAAAACCACAAAAAGGTAAGTTTGTTAAACAATCTATTCATGATAGATTAAAAGCTCAATTTGATTCTTTAAATCAAAATAATGCAAGATTAGCTAATGACCTTAATCGTTTAAAAAGTTCTGAGGCATCTCTACAAGCACAAGTTGATTCTATGAGAGGAGAAGTAGCAAGTGCTCAATCAATTGTTCAAGAACGAGATACTGAGTTACAAGCTGCTTTAGCTAGATATGATAAATTACTAGAAGATTATCAAAACTCTGTTATAAAAGGAACTAAGGAAGGTATTGAGAGAGTATCATTAACAGCACAAGTAAAAGGATTACAGGCACAGAAAGAAACTCTACAAGCTCAACTATCAACAAATCAAGATATTGTAAAATCATTACAAAATCAACAAGAGATACAACAACAAGTTGCTGAACAACAACAAGAGGCCATACAAGAACAAGCGGATGCTCAAGTAGAAGCAACAAAAAGAACTAGTTTAGAAAATCTAATAGGTACTAGACAACAGAAACAAATAAAAGGTCTTGTAGCTTGGGCAGGATATGAGAGTAATAAAACTAGAGATAAAAACTTCGAAGTTAAGTGGGATGATAGAAGAAAAAAACCAAGAGGAATTTTATCTGGTATGAAGTATGAGTGGTTTAACCTTTCAGATGAATCTGTTACACTAAACGTAAATGAGGAAGTAGTTAAAAAAGGTAAATGGTTAAATGGTGTACCTAGTAAAGTTATAATACCAGCTAGTCCAGATGGTGGTATAACTCCTGGTAAAAAACAAATGATACTAAGTAGAGGTAGTACTCGTAAAGGAACATATCAAACAAATATTAAATTTACAAATCCAAACACAGCTGAACAATTTGTTATCAGAACAAGATACTGGCAGGCTAGAAGGAGAAGAAAAACCTAATATATTATGGCTATAGATAAATTTAAAGAAGTAGTAGATAGACGGGGTTATCTTGTAACAAAAGAAGATAGACAAATTTTCGAAAAGGAAATTACAAAATCTAATTTTGGAATGGGTAATTCGGATATGATTGAATTCGTTTTATATGATTCAAATGATAACCAATTGCCTCAAGGTGAAGATGCTAAACTTGTAAGATATATTCATATTAGTGATGCTAATTTTAGTGAATATTTTATAAAATCAGATGAAAATCCAGCAAGAGCTAGAACAAATGAAGCTCCTGAATTTTTAATTGATTTAGAAAGACTGATTCAAGATGCTGGATATTCTAATGGTATATTCAAAACACAAGTAACACTCTTAAATAGAAGAGTAGGTTCAGATGAAGTTGCGAGTGATAAATTATGGATTCATGAAATATCGCCATCACGAACTGAAGTTAGATTACTACCGATAAAAAACCAATCTCCAAAAGATTTAATAAAGAGATATAATTTATTTACAGAGGGTGGTGATTTTAGAGATGATACAATATATTATGCAAATCGTTTTATTGAAAGTATTGATGTACAGAGATTGTTGGAGGATTTTTTAAAACTCAAAGGAAATATAAAAAGTGGTCAAGACTATAAACGATTAATTGAAAAAGAATTTGGAATAGATTTTGAAAACTTCTTAACCAAAATACGAAAAGAATTTATAAACTCTATGAAATATTTTATTTCGGATAGAGAATGGGATGTTAGAAAAAGTACTTATGGTAGAGCTCTTCCAAATGAACCAGTTGAATTAAGTGTAACTAAAATTTTAAGAACAGCTGATAGTTGTTTCTTAAATGCAGTAAATAAGTTTTTACCAGCTAGAGATATACAAGAAACAAATGAGTTAAGTAAAAATCAACAAGTAACATTTGATAGAGTAAAACAGATACTAAAAAGTGCTTCATCTAAAATAAAAGTAAAATCAACTATACCTGATGAAGTAGAAGGTGTTGTGCGAGGTTGTACTGATAAAAATGCTATGAACTACAATCCAATGGCTAAAGAAAACGATGGTAGTTGTACATATTCTGGAAACATAGTAGAAGCTATCGTTGTAGAAGGTTGTATGGATAAAACAGCATTAAATTATAATAAATACGCAACAAAGAGTGATAATAGTTGTAAGTATAAAAGTAAAGTTATACCAACTCCAATAGAAGTTGATACAGAAGAAGAAATACTTCCACCACCACCACCACCGATTCAAGTAGAAGATAAAACACTTTATGTGTGGTCTAAGTATGGTAAAATTAACTATACTGATAGAAACGGCCGTAAACTAGTTGTTAGTGGTAAGGAATATGATAAATTTGAAATAACTTGTTTAAAAGATGGCCCTATCTCTTTCACAGGAGATGTTAGAGAAGTTCCTAAAATAAAAGTAATACCACCAAAAGTATATGCTTATATGGTTGAGAACTTAACAAACACTCGTAGTTCTAATATAAGAACATATCCAAAACCAATACAAAAAGAACCCTATTTTAGAACAGGAGGAATTCCACCAGATGGAAGATATAGACATCTTGATAATCCTGAAATAGATGATTTACAATATAGAGGATTAATCAAAGGAAGTAATTTATCTTTCACATATAATGATGTAGTTGGTAAAATAAAAACAAGTGCAACACTTGGAGTAGGTGAACGTACATTGGTATGTGCTCAAGAAAACACAATCCAAACTATACCTGGTATAAAGGTTACTAAGTTAGGTAATTGTGGGGAAGTTGGTTTACCAGTTATAAAAACACCACCACCACCACCAAAGATAAGAGGATGTACAGACCCAACGGCTGAGAACTATAATAGGTTGGCACAGATAGATGATAATTCATGTACTTACAGAGTTATCAAAATAACACCGCCACCACCTCCAAAACCAGACCCAATTATACCAGACCCAATAATACCTGATGTAATTGTACAACCACTTCCTATTGTTGAAATACCACCAATAATCCCAACAGTATTACCCCCAACGACAGGAGTTTCATCGGGTGGAGGTATATCCAGCGGTGGATATGGTGGATTTGATGAAGGGATTTATGGTGATGGATTTGGTGGAATGGGAATGTTAGAATTTGGAGGAGGAAACAATTCACCATACAGTCAACCACCAGCTGTATTTACAGTGGATTTTGGTAATACTCGATTTAGATAATGTTTTATAAACGAGTATATTTATATAAAGGATATTAACAATGGCTAGAAGACAAGATTTTTCATTTGATGACGGAAGAAGTAGACATGACCAGTACGAAGATAACTTCGGTGGTTATCAAGATTCGCCTTATGGAAATAATGAAGATGGTATGGAGGTTTTCATACGAGGCGGAGGCGGAGGAGGCGGAGGAGGAACTCTAAATCCACCACCACCACCAAGACCGATACCACCACCACCAGACCCAATAATTCCTAAGCCTGACCCAATACTTCCTGACCCAATAATTGAGGAATTAAATCCACCAAAGCCTATCGAAGAAGGTCCAACAATTCAACCAATCGTTGGTGGATGTATGGATAGGACGGCTTTGAACTTTAATCCAAAAGCAACATTTGATAATGGTAAGTGTAGATATCCTGCACCAACACCAGTACCTGTTGTTAATGATTATAATGCACCAGTAAAGGTAAACGTAAGGTTAGTAGGAAGTGGAGTTAATAATAACCCAGCTTCTATTCTTGTAAATGGTGTTGAAAATGGAAACACACCTGGTGTTTTAAATTTTACAGAAAAAGAATTACTTACTCCAAAAATAATTACAGTAAAGAAGGCTGGTTATACGGTGTTAGAAGAATATAGAATTAGTACAGTTCAGAGAACATTAACAACTGAAATTAAACCAATATCGGATGTAATAAAAGATAACTTTATTCCACTACCAGACCCTACACCACCAATAGAAGTTAAACCAGACCCAATACCACCACGAGGTGGAGGGGGTTCACGAGGTGGAGGATTCCGACCAGCTGGAGGAGGTTCACGAGGTGGCGGAGGTGGAGGCCGAGGAGAATCGGTTAATGATTTTGATGATTTAAATAGAGATAGTAGATTTGGTGGATACGGAAACAATGATGGTGGATTCTCAGATAGAGATAGACAAAATTTTAATATGTTTTAATAAGAGTTAAACTAGGATAATATAAATGGCAAGAAGAAGACCAGATGATTTATTTTTTGATGAGTTCGGTGATAACGATGGAAGATTCCAAGATGATTTCGCTGAAGACGGGAGATTCTTGCCTAGTAGGAATCCTAGAGGTGGCGGTGGCGGTAGGAGTGATTTTATACCAATCCGTAAACCATCACTTGGAGAAAGTCCAATACCACCTTTTGGTGGAACTAAAGGTGATATAAAACCTACCAAAGATTTAATTGCTCCAATTGGAAATTTAACTACCAAGTATTATGACCTTAAGATAGAACGAAAGGTTGATGGTAAGTGGGTAGAAAGTCCATCGGATAATCTTTCAAAACGAGGTAACAGAACGTTATCAGACTTAAGTGCAATACAAACAAAATTAATATCATTTAATTTAGGTTTTAATTTAGAAGATATTGCAGTAGAAGACCCCGAACCACCTGAATTTTATAAAGTAAGAATAATTGGTGATGTACCTAGTGATAATTCTATAGCTTGGAGAACTAACTTTGGACAAACAGGATTTGTACTAGATGATGATGATATTGTAGTTTTTGAATTAGATAAACAAGAAACAGACCCAACACCTTATATAGAGTTTTTTGGTAAAGGTAATGTAAATGATTTTACATATGAGGTTGTCTATGATTTAAAATCAACTGCAGGAACTAATAGAAAAAAAGGAACAAATAATAGATTTGATTTATTACCAGGTCAAAATGATATTGTAGTAGTTGCTGAAAAGAATGAAATTAAAATAGAGGCTACCACTCCTACATTAAAAGTAGATATTGATTCAGCTGTATTTAATATATCAAACCCTCAACCAATAAAATTAAACTACACATCAAGATACTCGGATTCTGTTGTATATAGTTTAGGTAAAACAAAAAGAACATTGCCAACTAGTGGTACTGTAACTTTGACTCAACAAGATTTTGATGCAGGATTAGGACAATACACTGCTTATTTCCAACCAGTTTCTAAGAGAGGTGGAAGTGGTGATTTAGAAAAGGTTGTTATTACTGTTAATAGTAAAGCATACATACCTGGTCCAGATATCACACATATCAACTATCCTCAGAATATTAAAGGGAAAGATTTTACAGGATTCAATGTACCCTTTAATATATCTTGGCAATCTATCAACACAAACTATGTTTACATATATGCTGGTAAGGTAAGTAATGAAACATACTTAGGAAAATATTCAAATGCTGGTAGTGCTCAATTTAATGTTAGAGATATTATTAAAAAATCTCGTGGCAACTTAGATGAGAATAGAGATATAACAGCTTTAAAACTTATACTTGTACCTTACAATACAGAAGGTGATGTTGTAACTGATGGTAAAAAAGAACGAATTACAATTACGTTTGATAAGGGAGATTTAAAATTAAGAAGAGCTAACGTTATAAGTGATGTTAGAAAAGTATTTGCAAAACAATTGGATAGAAGAGGATTTGATGAATTTACTTCACCATTCCTAACTCACTACTTACATCTTGGTGATGCTGATAATAAACTTATAGGTACATGGGGTATTGATGATACCACTTTATCTGATGAATTTATTGATAGCGAAACAAATAGAAGAATTAGAAAAAATGTTGAAAAATCTATCGTATTAAAATTATACGAACCTCTTCCAAGAACATTATCACCAAACGATAAGGTTTGGATTTCTAAACTACAATCTGTACCATTAATTGACCAAATCGTTATTGTTGATGATGTTATCAATGCATGTACTCCTCTATTACCAAATTTTGATTTAGAAGTAAATGATGATATTGGGTATCAAATATTAGATGATTTGGTATCAAGTGGTTCAGCTACCTCTACTGATATTATCAACGAATTTGTATCAGCAAGTAATCTATCTTTAAATAACTTAGATATAGAGTTTATAACTCAATCATCTGTTGTTAAAGAAAGTGGTACGGGTGGATATCTTGAGAAATCAGGTATAACCGAATATAATTGGCCAGAATTTATTAGACATTCATCAGCTGAAGAAAGAGTTAGAAACTTTTTCTATAAAGTACAACTTGTAGAAGCTTATGATAACAAATATACTTTATTAACATCTGGAAGTGGAACAACCGAATGGACTGGTTCTGTTTCTGTATTAAATGAGGCTAATAAACAATTACTAAAAAGTACTGAAGTTAAAAATGGTTTTGATGCATTTGAAAAATTCTTATATACTTCATCATCTTTAAGTGGAGATACTTATCCAGGTGCTGGGTTGAATGAATTATCATCTTCAACTGATTCTACTGTAACTCAATGGTTCAATGGAATTGTTTATTCTGCTCAAGAATTTGACTCAAACAATACCTCACGTTTATCATCAAACTTACCAGCTCATGTAATGGATGATGTAAGTAATTCTGAGTTTATTTTATTCTTTGATATGGTAGGTCAACACTTTGATACTATTTGGGCTCATATTAGAGGTTTAGAAAAAACTAAAAAACTTGAACACAGAAAAGATATTGGTATTGCAAATGATTTAGTTTATCATATGTTGGAATCTCTTGGTTGGAATGCTGATATGGGAGTTAAATCTCAATTCCTTTGGGAATATGCATTTGGTAAACATTCGGATGGTACTGAGGTATCATCAATGAGTGGTAAAGATAGACAGAATGAAGTTTGGAGGAGATTATTAAATAACTTACCATATCTAAATAAACATAAAGGTACAAAAAGAGCAATATCAGCAGCATTAAGTTGTTATGGTATTCCTGCTTCATTATTAACTGTAATGGAATTTGGTGGTCCTAAAGACCCAACACAAAGTGGTACAACTAAATTTACATTTGAAGATAGAACGGCATCTATAAACATAAGTGGTTCTTCATCGATTGATGTACCATGGAAACAATTTTCAAATACACATAGTACAGATTATCCAAATTGTATTGAATTAAGAGTAAATACAGACCAAAGACAAGACCAAGAACTTATTAGTGGTTCTGAGTGGTCACTTCATTTAATCAAAGATACTGGCTCTCTTGCTTATGTTGAACTTAGAGTAAGTGGTAGTGGAAATTTATACACATCATCAACTGATAGTGGCTCTTTCTATAATGAAGAATATTCTCAGATAGTTGTTCAAAAAGAATCTACTGGTGGAAATGATGTATTTACTGTTTATGCTAAAGAAGGATTTAATGAAAGATTACGAACAAATGTAAGTTCAAGTTTAATTGTTCCTGGTATAAGTGGATGGACTAGTGGTAGTGAATTAAAAATTGGTGGAAGTACTTTAACAGCATCAATTGATGAAGTTCGATTATGGAGAACTCCTTTATCTGAATCAAGAATAGATAATCACACTTTATTACCTGATGCTATAGATGGTAATCATATATCAGCATCAACTACTGATTTGATTTTAAGACATGATTTCGAATATCCTAAGAACAGAGGACTTGATACTGATATTAAAAATGTTGCATTGATAACAACATATTGTACAGGTTCAGAAGCAACAAATTTTGAATCTATTATTTCATATCCATATAATTACACATCGTATGATAGAACTGTAACTGCAGATGTACCATCTACTGGTAATGGATTGGGTAATAAAATACGATTTGAAACCCAAGAAAAAATAACTGAATTATCATATAGAACTAGAGCAACTAAAAAATCATTTGATAATGCTCCTCTTGATTCTGATAAACTAGGATTGTTTTTCTCACCTGTTAAAGAGATTAACATGGATATAATAAAATCTCTTGGTGGGTTTAATGTTGATAATTATATAGGTGACCCATCTGATGAGTTTTCTGATGAATATGGTGAACTAAAAACTTTAAGAAATTATTATTTTGATAGATATTCTTTAAATATTTACGAATACATTCAACTTGTAAGATATATTGATAAATCATTATTTGATGTATTAGAATCATTAGTTCCAGCAAGAGCTAAAGTTTCAAGTGGATTGTTAATCCAACCACATATGTTGGAAAGAAGTAAAACAAAATGGAAACCATCAACTGCATTTAAGAAAGATTATGAATCTAAAATAAATGTTGAGTTGGGAGTAAACTCAACTAATGACCAATATCTTGGAATCTTAACAGCATCCAATGATACTATACTAACTGGTGAAAGTGCAAGATTTGAAGCTAATATAGATAATCAAGAAAGTACACAACTAATAGGTAGTAATATTGGATATGTAGGTAGAATTGATACCGATACTAAATTAAATTTAATTGGTGAAGCTTCTGGATTAGAACTTTCTATTGATTGTGAATTTACAGGAGCCTTAGAAGGTTCATATAAAGCAGGTGCTTTTGAACAAGTAGGAAGTGACCCTGATTCTATTTCTATAATGGGAGTTGGTTTGTATGCAGATAATGGTAATTCTGTACGAACTAAGTTGGATAAAAATAATAACATAGTACAAGAAAGAGTAAAAGTATTTTTAGTAAAGGAATCTTATACACAAGATATACCTCAAAATATAGATTCAAATGATTCTTCAAGAGGAAGAGAATTTGTATCTCAAACTTTTTATAAAAACAAAGTTACTATATTACCATTCACTGGTTCAGATGGAAATGAAACATCAGCACCAAGTGGAACTAATATAGTTTCAGCTACTCCACTAAATGGATACTTCCCATCACATTATAGAAACACTGGGGATTTGACAAGTGGTATGGAGAATTCGTTCTTTAAAGGCTCAAAACAAACAGCATCAACTACTTTAGATGGAACATCACCTATTCAAACATTTAGTACTAATCCGAATACTCTTAGAGTTTCTGATACAGGAAGAGGTAGTGGAGAACCTATATTGGAGGTTGATTAATTTTATAAAATTGATTTAATTATTTAATTTTACGAAATGCTTATATTTATATATTGAATAACATTAACAAGGAATTTAAATTATGGCTTATTTAGATAACACAGAAATCACAGTAGATGCAATTCTTACAAAGAAGGGTAGAGAGAAGTTAGCAGCTGGTGATGGTTTAAACATCACAAAGTTCGCTTTGGGTGATGATGAAATAGATTATACCCTTTACGAACCAGCACATCCAAAAGGAAGTGCATATTATGATGCCGCTATCAAAGCTATTCCAATTACTGAAGCTTCACCAGATGAAACTCAAGTATTGAGATATAAATTGGTAACTTTACCAAAGAATACTACAAGAATTCCTAAAGTAGAGTTTGGTATCCCTTCAATAAGTGTAAACCAAAACTCAGGTAAAGTACAGTTATCACCAACTACTTCACCAAGTGGTAATTTAAGGTCTGGATATACTATTATTCTTTCTAATAAGAATGCAGGTACTATTGTAGGTAGAGGAGCTAGAAGAGCAGCTGTTCCATCTTTCTTAGGAGAAGAGATTACAACAACTGCAGCTATTGAAACAGGACAAGATTTTGTATTTATACCAAATCCACAAATTACATCAAATATTTCAACAACGATAACTGTATATGGTAACGAAACAGGAGGTTCACAAACTATTCCAGTAACAGTAACTTATATACAACCAACATAAAACATAGGATAAATAAAAAATGGCACAAATAGACGGACAAGCAGGAAGTAATTTAACCACCGAATTGGGTAATTATTTATCTAGTGCAACTGGTAACATAGCTTCTGAAGATTTAGCAAAAATTATCAATCAGTATTTAACTGGTGGTGATAAGTTAGGAGCAACTGGTGGAGGAATCGCCAGAGGCATCTACAAAAGATTTGGAGAATTCGACCAAATTACAGGTAAGGTTGAAGTTGTAACTACTGGATTGTGGAGTGGAGATACTGGAAGTTTATCAACTTTCTTTACATCATCTACACAGGCAACAGCAGCTAGTTCAAACTACTACCTAAATGTATATAATACAGACCCAGCAACTGATTCAACTTCAGCTGTACAATATGCTGTTTCATATGGTCATAGATTGGCTAGTGGTTCTGTATCACTTTCTAACTCAGATTCTTCTACATTAGCAACAAAAGCAACATATGCTCAGTATAAATCTATATTATTAGACCAAGATGATTCTAAGTTTACTTTCTATTCATCTTCTGAAGCTGGAACACATGATTCCGATGATATCTATGTAATCAATGTATCACGTGCCAGATACAAAGAGAAAATGGATGCAGGAAACTGGTCATTGAAGATTAGTGGTTCTAATGGAATCTCTACGTTGATTGATGATAGTGGAAAGAAATTCTCAGATACAGTTGGTAAAGCTGGTAGAGTATTTAATGTGTGTAGTGGTTCATTAAACTTAGGAACTGAATCAGAAGCAACAGTTAACTCATTAACTGCTTCAAACGGACAAGGATTTGGATTATTTTATCCTGACCAAGGTTTAGTAATTCTTAACCCTGTAGCACTTCATAACTTAATAGGAACATCAGCAAATAGTGCATCTGTTGATGGTTCATCACTTTATAGTGGTGTTGCTTATGAAGGTAAAAATCAATTCTTACTACATAATGCTATCGCAGGTGGTGGAGATTTTGAAGCAAGAAGAACAGAAAATGTTTCTACTTCACATTACTTTATAAGAGCAACAAATAGAGAATTTAACTTCTCTAACAATCCAACTTTTTCAAATTTAACAGATGGAAGTTTTACAGAACCTTCTTTTGAAAAAGACCCTAGAACATTTATTACAACTGTTGGTTTATTTAACGATGCAAACGAAATGATTGCAGTGGCTAAAACATCTCAACCAGTTGCTAAATCATTTGATAAGGAAATCTTAATCAAAGTAAAACTTGATTTCTAATAGAACTTAATCTATAAACAGCCCCACTTCGGTGGGGTTTTTTGTTTCCACATATTTATATAGAGGAGAAAAGCTATATATGTTAAAGAATATACCTAAAGCAAGTGTAACAAAAAGACCATTTCAGGTTTACAAGGAATGGACGGTAGATAATGATAGTTATCCAATAATATCTGCTTCAGACGAATCAGGATTTTTTGATACAGCTTCATTTAATACACAGAATGGTATTTACACACATACCCTCTTCAAATCCATAAAATCTAAATATTATAATCAAAACGCAAATCCATTTACAATATTTGGTTCAATAGATAACTTTGCTAATATAGCTACTGAAAGAAGAGAGAGTGGTTCATTACAAATAGTAAGTTTACCTCAATCAAAGTATGGTGAGGGTATAAAAAAACAAAGTTTACTCTTTACTGATAAAGATACTGGAGTTATATATTCAGATGATGGAAAAAGTAATATAGTATCTAATGTTCCGTTATATGGAATTACTGATATTAATTTAGAACTTTCTACTATAACAATAACAGATAATGAAGGAGATGTATTCGTTGGAACAATTACTTCAATTGATTTAGAAACAGGAATAGCTATTCTAACATTTGGTACTGATACCGATTCGGTTGTTGTAACTCAAATAAATTTGGAAACCGGTCAAATAACATTTCCTGTTGAGTTAGATTTTGATGGCATTCAAATTGATATACAAAAATATGGAAATATTTTCTATGGAGATGGACTTGTTGTTTTTAACAATATACCTTCGATGACTCAATATGAAATGAGTTTTAGAAGTACTAAAACCATATATGAAAACGAAATATTAGTTACATCAAAAGCTGGTGAATTTAATTATTCACAAAATCCATCTGCAGTTGATGTAAAAGTAGGAAAAGTAATAAATCATCCAATCACTAAAAGAAGAAATGCTTTTCCAGCAGGTGTACGAAAAATTAAATTAGTGGATGATATAAAAAGAACACCATTTTTTTCAGGCTCATATGATACTAGTGTTAGTGGGTCTTGGAATGATTACTATGATTCAGCATCAATTGACCCAACAGGTTCTTATATAACAACTTACATAAGTACTATTGGATTATATGATGATGCTGGTGATATGGTTGCAGTTGCAAAACTACCAACACCAATAAAGAATTTACCAGACTATGATATGAACTTTATTGTTCGTTTCGATACTTAATCTATATTTATATAATACAAAGGAGATACTAATTATGGCATCAATAGAAGAACTATACAACAAATCAGAATTCGCAAAATATCCTCAAGGAAAAGATAAGGATAAAACACCTATCGAACTTGATGGTGGAAAAGATTTGAGAAATGAAGAAAATCTAGCTAAAGCTAGAGGTGGAAAATTAAACGAGAAAAAATACTCAGATTCAGTATCTCGTTAATACGAAACATCTTGTCTTTACTTGTAAATCACCAAAATAAATGGGCATTTATTCATGTACCTAAAACAGCTGGCACATCTATTAGTTATGTACTTAACCAGTACCCAAGCACGAAAAATTTAGTTAGCCACGAAACCATTAGGTATATTTCTCATTTAAAAGATTACTTTACATTTGCATTTGTAAGGAATCCTTTTACAAGAACTGTTTCGGCCTACTTTCATAATAAGAGAAAGTATAATGAAGAAATATCTTTTGGAGATTTCTTAAAAACTACTAACGTAAATGAATTGTGGATGCTTCCTCAAAACTACTTTTTAGATTCAGGAACTAAAGACGTTCAATTATCTTTTCTCGGAAAGTATGAAACACTACAACATGATACTTCTGTATTATTTAATAAACTAGAAATAAATAAAAAAATTCCTCATTTAAATAAGAATTCTATTTACGAAAAACATCCAAATTTAAAACAAGAAAATTATTACAAATTTTTTTATGAAAAAGAGTGGATGAAGGATTGGGTACGAGAGAGGTATTATAATGATTTCAAGATTTTTAACTATGGGATGGACATATAAAGGAAAATGTATAACAGAGATATCAGATATGCCAGAAGGTACTATCGGATTCATATACAAAATAACCAATGGAGAAACTGGTCAATATTATATTGGGAAAAAATCTCTATATTCACATAGAACATTACCACCATTAAAAGGTTATAAACGAAAAAGAAAAGTAGTAAAAGAATCTAAGTGGTTGGATTATCGTTCATCAAATGCTTCAGTACAACTTTGGTTTCATTCAAACGAGTTGGCACTACAAGAAAAACCGAGGGGAGAGATAAACGATACACTAAAGTTAGAAATACTTAGATTTTGTAAAGGAAAGAAAGCTTTAACCTATTATGAACTACAAGAACAGTTCTCACACAACGTATTAGGAGATGAGTT